ACTAGGTTACTCAAAGGGACATGAGCATGGCAAGATTGCCGGGCGCATTGCCTACCGCAAAGCTCAACGAGTTCTCGAGCAGGTTGGGCGATGAACCCAAATGAACTCTTACAAAGCGCAAGCGACACAATCAACGTCCGCAACTCTACTCATGGTGAGGTGCGTGACAACCTGCGTCGTACCGGGATGCTCCTATCAGCTTATTTGGAAATTCCTATACATGATTACCAAGTCGCAGTCATTATGCAGCTTGTCAAAATCAGTAGAACTCAAGAGTCCCCATACATGCTTGACCATTGGCTTGACTTGCTTGGTTATGGAGCAATCGCGGGAAGTCTCGCACTATCAGAGGAGCTTGACTAATGTTTAACTTAGAGGAGTACACAACAGTTGCTGAACGAATTAAGCTTTTTAGACAAATGTACCCTATGGGACGTGTCCTTACTTTCCTTGTCCATGAAGATGCAACTCGCGTCGTTTTCAAAGCTGAACTCTACCGGGATGATGCAGATGAGTTCCCCTTTTCAACTGGATACGCTAGAGAAATCACAGCTGAGCGCGGGGTCAATAGAGACTTTGCACTTGAGAACTGCGAAACCTCATCAATTGGGGTTGCCTGTAAAAATGCCGACATTGGCACAGAGAAAAAGTCAATCAGTCGAGAAGAAGCTGCTAAGGTTAATCGAGTCAAAGAGCGCGATGCCATGATTCAGGAAACTAAGGTAAAGCTTAAGGAGACTGCAACCGAGTACGTCCCAGTACCGAAGGAGGATGACCCTTGGACAATCAGAGCAGCCGAACCTGTTCAGACTATGGATGGAGCAGTCGAGATGGTGAAATCCGTACTTGGTGGCACAACGGACAAGGACATTCAGCGTTGCAAGCATGGCGATATGATTTGGAAAACTGGTGTCTCGAAGACTGGTAACAAACCATGGGGTCATTGGCGTTGCGTCAATCAAGTCACAGCTGGGATGCCAGGGGCAGACACTGAGAAGTGTGAACCCATTTGGTACGAGATTGCAAAGGATGGCACATGGCAACCGAGAGCCCGCTAAAGTCAGACTTTGACCTGGATTTCCGCTATGGGTCACAAGGCGAACAGCTAGTCAATGACCTGCTTACAGGTGGTAAGACAGTTGAAGTCAATATGAACATTGCATTCACAATCATCATTTGAACATTGAAACTCATAGATTGGCATTATTGAGCTTCTCGCAGACAGGACATGGCTGGCCTTTCAATATGGTATTGCCGCATTGACAATAACTAGGCTCTAATTGTAGCGAATGTGCTGGAATATCCGCGTAACCGGCTTTAAGGAGTACCTGAACCAATTCACCAAGAGTCATGAAAGCAAGGTATTGAGCTGGTGTCTCGCCTTGGCCATTCATTCTGCAAATCACTAGGGAAGACCCCCCAGTCTTCTCCGTTCGCGCCTTGGATTGTTTCAGGTACTCCAGCGGGCTGAAATCTTTTCTCGCTTTGATTTCTACGTCCATAGGGAAATTCACTACGTCGTTATCCGCGCCGCGACCAACAGCCAAGCCGCTCCACCATTGAGACAAATACTCAACGACGACGCGCTCCGTCCTTAGCCCCCGGTCTTTTCTGTGACGTGACATGGATTAGGTCATGCCCTGCCGGCAGAATTTATGGTGTGACACTTATTGCATTGCCACTCTTTTAGCAGCCATCGCTGTCTTAACTGCACGAATGTAGGAATTGTGTTGCACATTTGGCAAATGAGCTTGTACCCCAATTCCTCTAATGCTTGTGCATTGGCTCTGAGGTTAGCTTCTTCCTCAGGCGTTGGGAATGACTCCCACTCATTGTCTTGATTCATGAACTGTAGATGTCCCATTAGTTTAACTCCTCAGCTGCTTCGAGCAAATGCTCCGGCCTAATCAGAAAGCCGCGGGAATTATTCGGCTCTATGTTGCAGGTGATTGGCTTTCCATACATTCGACAAGCCCAATCAACATGAAAGCGTGGGACTAGCATGACAGATTCTTCGAGGACAAAAGCCCAGTAAGATGCTTTGCTGACGCTTAGCCCTGATAACTCCCATGATTGGGAATTGTTATACCAACACTCATACTCAACGTAGATGTTGCCTGTCTCAACCCATCTGCGGTCACGCTTGACTTCAACTGTCTTACCACCTGTAAGCAGGTCATTGACTAGGTTACTCAAAGGGACATGAGCATGGCAAGATTGCCGGGCGCATTGCCTACCGCAAAGCTCAACGAGTTCTCGAGCAGGTTGGGCGATGAACCCAAATGAACTCTTACAAAGCGCAA